GGTATTGTTATGCAAGGACCAGAACCAACAATAATAAACGCAGAGGAGGTTGAAGATGTCAAATCGGAAAATAACTCCGAAGGAGATAGATCGGATCCAGGTAGTGATGTTGAAAAAGAAACTGAGTGATAAAGAATGTGCAAACATTGTTGGTCGTTCAGTCAATGATTGGAAAGATATAGCAAGAGGAAAAAAAATTGAAGATCCAGGTCGTATTGAAAGTATGATTAATAGATTAGAAAAATATGAACGAGGAAGATTTTAAAAAAGAAATTGAAAGATACAAAAGGTTTATTAAAAAACAAGAATTAATAATTGATGCTTTGGAAACAGAGATCACTATTAAAGACTACGAAATAAAAAAACTAAAAGAAGGGAAAAAAAAGAATGATTAAAAACTTTAAAGACATTGTAATTCTATTAATCACAAGTGGTGTCTTAATACTTCTTGGTGTCATTATCATAGGAGACTATTGGGTAGCACTAGAAGAAAACAGACCAGTAGATGAAAGTGTCATAACCCTAATGAAGATGTCTGTTACCGGATTGATAGGTGTTATTGGTGGTTACATTGGTGGAAGTAAATGAGTGATGCAATTACAAATCTTAATTTAGATTTCTCTACCTCACCTACAGTATGGAAATTTTTACAAGATAAAAGTTTTGTTAGAGGTTTAATGGGACCAGTTGGTTCCGGTAAATCTTATGCTTGTGCAGCAGAGATTATGCTCAAGGCTGTGAGCCAGGTACAAAGTCCGAGGGATGGGATCAAGTATTCTAGGTTTGTAGTTGTGCGTAATTCTTATCCCGAACTTCGGACAACTACTATAAAAACATGGCAAGAGTTATTTCCAGAAAACATTTGGGGACCATTTAGATGGAGCCCACCATTAACGCATCATATTAAATTACCACCTAGAGACGGAGCTCCAGGAATAGACTGTGAAGTTATATTCTTAGCTCTTGATCAACCCAAAGATGTTAGGAAATTATTATCAATGGAACTTACCGGTGCGTGGGTTAACGAGGCCAGAGAATTGCCCAAGGCTGTTATCGATGGTCTTACGCATCGTGTTGGTCGTTATCCCACCTTATCAGATGGAGGAGCAAAACCCTGGAGAGGTATTATTATGGATACGAACCCAATGGATGATGATCATTGGTGGTATCGATTATCTGAAAAAGAAAAGATGTCTGGTCAGTACGCATGGAAGTTTTATAAACAGCCAGGTGCTGTTATTGAATACACTAAAGATGATTTACCAGAAAACCCAGAGGCTAATGGATTTATTTATAGTGCTAAGAAGTGGTGGATGGCAAATCCTAAAGCAGAGAATAAAAAAAATTTACCGACTGGATACTACGAACAAACTTTACTCGGAAAGAATATTGATTGGATAAGATGTTATGCCCAGGGCCTTTACACTTATGTCCAGGAAGGTAAACCTATTATTAGTGAGTACGATGACAATATGATGGCTACAGAAAATATTGAGCCGGATCCATCTGTACCTATTCAAGTTGGTGTTGACTTTGGTTTAACTCCAGCAGCAATCTTTGGACAAAGACTTCCTAATGGAAGATGGGTTATACTTCATGAGCTTGTAACTTTTGATATGGGATTAGAAAGATTTGGTACAATGTTAAAATCAGAACTCGCAAGTCGATTTCCAAAATTTGATGTCCTGGTGTGGGGAGATCCAGCCGGGCAAAAGAGAGATGAGATTTATGAAGTAACTGCATTTGATCATTTAAGATCTATAGGTCTAACTGCTAGACCAACTGCAACGAATGATTTTAAAGTAAGACGAGAGGCTGGTGCAATGCCAATGAATAGATTGATTGATGGTAAGCCTGGTCTATTGATTGATCAAAAATGTAAAAGACTTCGTAAAGCATTGAGTGGAGGTTATCATTTTAAAAGAGTACAAATCTCTGGAGCTGAACGATACAGAGATCAACCAAACAAGAATGAACATTCCCATGTCGGTGATGCTTATATGTATTTATTATTAGGTGGTGGAGAACACAGAGCTCTAACTAGAGGATCTAATCCTAAGTTTAGGCAATCAGTCGCAACTACAGATTTTGATATATTCTCATGAGTAGTAAGTCTAAAATTAAAGGTACAAGAGTGGAAAGAAAAATAGTAAAACTATTTGAGGATTTGGGTATCAAAGCAAGAAGGCAACCATTGTCTGGAGCCTTGCAAGATTTTCCCCATGATGTCCAGGTCCAACTAATGGGTGGTTTAAATTGTGAAGTCAAAGCAAGAAAAGATGGAAAAGGTTTTGCAACAATAAAAAGATGGAAAGGTTCAGCAGATCTATTAATAATGGTAGAGGATTATGATGAGCCTTGTGTATTAATGAACTGGAGATTATGGCAACAAATAGCGAAGATACTAAAAGAAAATGGAGAGTAAAAGTTTGGCTGCAAAGCGAACTTCAATTAGAAACAGAAGTAGAATTAGAATGTACAGAAAAAAAATTAAAACAATTATGTTTTCCTAAGAAGTACAGATTAACATATGAACCTATCGACACTTGAAAATATATTTAATATTGATGGAAAGAATAGTCCGTTAACTGTATTACCTTTTAAATCTTATTTACTTACTTTAATGGATCTTCATCCAGAGGACCAGGCGAACATAGATCAGATACCTAATTACCTTCAATACATAGATCGTGCAACAAAGTCTGGATATGGTTACACAGTTATAGATGGCAATGGTAAACCCATAGTTTGCTTTGGTGTAGCTCCACAATGGCCAGGAGTTGCTGAACTTTGGTTAATACCAGATATGAAATTAATTTTTAAATATAGATTAAAGTTTCATAAAGGTGCAAAAAAATTTATGGAGATGTGTGCTGAAGAATTAAATCTACATCGGATCCATGTAACAGTTAGTGCTCGAAATGTTCGGGCATTAAAATGGATTGAAAGGATATATTTTAAAAGAGAGGGTGTATTAAAAAAATATACTTTCGACAAAAATGATATGATAATGTATAGTAGAATATTTGAGAGGTAATAATGGGAAGTTTATTTAAGACACCAAAATACGAGCCACCTAAAGAAATGGCAGCATCTAATAAGCTGTTAGATGAGAGGGAGGCAAGAGCTGAGGCATCAGAGAAAAAAGAAAAAAGAAAGATAGCTGCTAAAGCAAGAACTCGTAGAATGGGTGGAAGATTATTATTTTCTCAAGAGAGAGCTATTCCTCAGTTAGGGGTGGGGAGCAATTTAGCTAGTGTTCAATCATACTCAAGAAATCCCTATGAAGATGAAAGGATGGCATAGTTATGGGTGGAGTACCAATTATCGGTGATGTAGTAGAAACTGTAACTGATGTAGTTACTGGTGGTGGTTCTAAAAAAAGAACTACAGAAACTAGAGCTGCTGAAGTTTCAAAAAAAACTGAACCAGAAAAAAAAAGAGATATTACTAGAACTTTAAGAAGAAGGGTTCCTAGAACTAGAAGAACTGGTGCAAGTTTAGTTGGTGGTAGACTTACTGGCGATACTGCTAATAAAGATCTAAGTCCAATTAGAAATCCAAGAGATCAATCTACTTTAGGAGGTTAATCATGGCTGAGAGAGAACCTCAAGTCTTTGTAAGAAATCCAAGACACAGAGATCTTGAAAAAGAAAAAGAGGAACAAGAAAATAATGGCTAAAGATTATCACACAACTAAAGACGGAAAAAAAGCTAAGAAGGGTTTATATTATTATATCAACCGAAAAAAAGCAGCCGGTACTTCGAAACCAAAATCTAAATCAACTATTTCTGATGAGGCCTACAAAAATATGAGAGCTGGGTTTCCTAAGAAAAAAAGAAGGGAAGGATTAGTCTAATGTATAAAATGAAAATGAAAGCAAAAACATCTAAATCAAAACCAAAATCTAAAAAAATTAAACCATCTAATAAAAAGAAAAGTTACTAATGATTATATTTGGACATACTGTTAAAGAATGGAAACGAAGAGCAATGTTACATAAAACTTGTATCATTATAACTGTTGTATCTTTTGTATTAGGAGCTGCGATCTTTTAATGGTAGCTAAAAAATATCAGAATGAGAGTGGTGGATTAAACCAAGCTGGTAGAGATTATTACAATAGAACAGAAGGTAGTAATTTAAAAAGACCATTGAACTCTGGTAAAGATGGTAGACGAGTTTCGTTCGCTGCTAGATTTTCTGGTATGGAAGGACCATTAGAAAAAAATGGTAAACCTACAAGATTAGCACTAGCTCTAAAAAAATGGGGATTTAAAAATAAAGCAGAGGCAAGAGCTTTTGCAAATAAAAATAAGGACACAGCATAATGCATTTAAAAGCAAACCAAGTATTAGATAGATCTAAAAAAGCATTTACTAAAAAAGAATTGTGGAGAACTATCTATGAGGATTGCTATCGTTATGCATTACCTCAAAGAAATTTATATGAAGGTTACTACGAAGGGAATGTTCCTGGCCAAAATAAAATGAACATGATCTTTGATAGTACAGCTATTCATTCAGTACAAAGATTTGCAAATAGAATTCAATCTGGTTTATTTCCTCCATACAAAAAATGGTGCAGACTAGAACCAGGTAATGAGATCCCACCAGAGAAAAAAGCTGAAGTACAATCAGCCTTAGATATTTATTTAGATAAAATGTTTTCTGTTTTAAGACAATCAAACTTTGATTTAGCTATTGGAGAATTTTTATTAGATCTATCTGTAGGAACTGCTGCAATGTTAATTCAACCAGGTGATGATTTAAATCCAATTAAATTTACTCCGGTTCCTCAATACTTAATAGCATTAGAAGAAGGGCCAAGTGGAACTGTAGATAATGTTTATCGTAAATATAAATTAAGAGGAGAAACAATTACTAGAGAATTTCCAGATGCAAAAATTCCAGAAACATTACAAAGATACATAGATGAGAAACCTCAAGAAATGATCGAACTTGTTGAGGCTGTTGTTTATGATTTAGATAGAGGTGATTATTGTTACCATATATTACATGAAAAATCTAAAGAGGAATTAGTATTCAGACGAATGGATCAATCACCATGGATTGTAAGTAGATATATGAAAATCCCTGGAGAGGTATTTGGTAGAGGCCCATTAGTTACAGCATTGCCAGATATTAAAACTTTAAATAAAACTTTAGAATTACTATTAAAGAATGCTAGTATTGCTTGTGCTGGTGTTTACACAGCAGCAGATGATGGAGTAATCAATCCATCTAATATTCGTATTCAACCTGGATCTATTATTCCAGTTGCTAGAAATGGTGGACCACAAGGTGCATCACTAGCTCCATTACCAAGATCTGGAGATTTCAATGTATCTCAAATTGTTATTAATGATTTAAGAATGAATATTAAAAAACAATTACTTGATGATACTTTACCACCAGACAATATGTCTGCGAGATCAGCTACAGAAATTGTAGAAAGAATGAAAGAACTTGCTCAGAATATGGGTGCTGCATTTGGTAGACTTATAACTGAGACGATGGTTCCAATCATTCGTAGAACACTCTTCATTATGGATCAAAAAGGTTTGATCCAGCTCCCTTTGAAGGTTAATGGGCTTGAGGTGAAAGTTACTCCCGTAAGCCCATTAGCAAAAGCACAAAACTTAGACGAAGTAAATGAGGTTATGCAATTCTTTCAAATTGCTAATGCTCTTGGGCCTGGTGGTGTTGCTGAAGTTAAACCAGATGCTATTGCAGCATTCGTTGGAGAT